GGAGGGGGCAGCGCCCGCGTTTGCTAGCGTTACGATAGCAGGAGTGTAAATAGCAAGTCATGGCTATGCAGCCGCAAGATTGGACGCTTCATGCGCTCTCAATCGAAGTAAAGCGGCCATATGCGGTAGTCGCGAGAAGGTTATCCAACGTTCCGCCTCATCGAGTAGAGGGAAAGACTAGGTATTATCGTCTCGCGGATGCTTTGCCTCACCTTTACGAGGGTCGAGAACACGCGAACGACTCTCGCGAGGAAGCCGAGCGCCGTCGTTCTGTTGCCGAAGCTCAACTTGCCGAGCTGAAAGTCCTTGAGCGCCAGGGCGAGGTGGTCCCCATCGGTGAGACGGCCGCAACGCTCCAGCGTGCCTTCACTGCCGTGCGTGCTCGACTGCTTTCCATCCCGACGAAGCTGAGCCCGATCCTCATTCCCGACGACCCGAACAGGGCTCGCACGCTGCTTGAGGCGGCGATGCTGGAGGCCCTAGCCGAGCTAGAGCAGCACGATGACATTCCAGACGAGCCCGGAAGCGAGGAAGAAGCTTAGGGCGGTCGTCAGGCACGCATTCAAGACCCACTTTCGTCCGCCTCCGAAGCTCACCCTCTCGGAGTGGGCCGACTCCTACCGCAAGCTGAGCAGTGAGGCGTCGGCCGAGCCCGGTCAGTGGTACACTGAAAGGGTCCCCTACCTCCGCGAACCGTTGGATGCGGTTACTGACGACAGCGTCGAGACCGCGGTCTTCATGTTCGCGGCCCAGTCGGCGAAGACTGAGATCCTGCTCAACGCGATCGGCTACACCGTTCACCTGGACCCCGGACCCATCCTCATCGTCGAGCCCCGTGTCGAGGACTGCAAGGCGCTCTCCAAGGACCGCATCGCGCCGATGCTGCGTGACACGCCGGCCTTGCGTGGCCTGGTGCAGGATGCGCGCACGCGCGACAGCGGCAACACCGTTCTTCATAAGCAGTTTCCCGGCGGGCATATGACCCTGGCGGGCGGCAACAGCGCTGCCGGCCTCTCGATGCGCCCCATCCGCAAGGTCCTCCTCGACGAGGTCTCCCGCTATCCGGCGAGCGCGGGCACCGAAGGCGATCCCGTCAGCCTCGCGATCAAGCGCACGACGACGTTTTGGAATCGCAAGATCATCATGGCGTCGTCGCCCGCCATCGAGGGCGCCTGTCGGATCTCGGCGGCGTACGAGGAGACCGACCAACGCAAGTTTTGGGTGCCCTGCCCTCACTGCGAGGAGGAGCAAATCCTCGATTGGTCGAGAGTGGAGTGGGAGAAGGGCGAAGGAACCTCCCGCGCAAGGCATCGCCCCCATACGGCCCGCTACCATTGCGAGCACTGCGGCGCTGGTTGGACAGATGCAGAGCGATGGGGCGCTTTGCATAAGGGCCGCTGGGTCGCTGACTTCCCGGAGCGATCGACTCAAGGGCGAGTCGGCTTTTGGGTCAGTCAGTTATATAGCCCTTGGAAGAAGCTTGGGGAGCTTGCGCAGGAGTATCTCGACGCTCGTGGCAATGCCGAGCGTGAAAAGGCGTTCCAGAACACTGTCTTAGGGCTGCCCTATCGGCAAAGGGGCGAGGCCCCGGAGTGGCAACGCCTCTATGATCGCCGCGAGGATTGGCCCGCCAACAAGCTTCCCAAGGGCGTCATCTTCCTTACCGGCTTCTGCGACGTGCAGAAGGACCGCCTCGAAGTCCGCGTCTGGGGGTTCGGTCGGGACAAGCAGTCCTGGCACATTGAGACCCGCATTCTCATGGGCGACACCAGCCGCCCCGAGGTGTGGGCTGAGCTGGACAAGCTCGTCGGCGAGACGTGGCAGCATGAGAGCGGGGCCTATCTGAAGCTGGCCCGCTTCGGCATCGACTCCGGTTACGCCACCCAGGAGGTTTATGCGTGGGCGAGGCGCCATCCTGGTGGCCTGGTCATGGTGACCAAGGGTGACGTGCGCAGCACCGCGGTGCTGGGGGTGGCTCGGCAGGAGACGGTCACCGCGATGGGCCGACGCGCCAAGATCGGCGTCAAGGTATGGCCCTTCAACCCCGACCCCCTCAAGCGTCAGTTCTACGGTTGGCTCCGGCTCGACAAGCCGATTGATGGTGACGAGTACCCGCCCGGCTACGTCCATCTGAGCCGCCGTGCGGGCGACGATGAGATCAAGCAGCTCACGGCCGAGCAGGAGATCACGGTCACGGCCAAGGGCGGTTTTGCCAAGCGAGAGTGGCAGCTTCTGCCGGGCCGTCGGAATGAGGGCTTGGACTGCCGTGTGGGCGCGCATGCCTGCGCCATCGCCTTCGGCCTCGACCGCTTTTCCGATCGCAAGTGGGACGAGCTGCAGGAGAGCCTGGACGCGGACGCGCCGAAGCCCGAGGCCAAACAGCCCGCGCCTGAGCCGCCCCCTGCGCCCCGTGGCCCTGTCTATCGTTCCACCCGGCGTGACGATGACCGAAGCTGGCTGGCCGGCGATCGTGACTGGCTTGGTAAGAGGTAGCGATGGCCGGTACGATGACCGATGTGCAGCTCGCGGCGCTTCGCAGCGCTATCGCGTCGGGCGTGTTGACGACCGAGTACCAGGGCCGTCGCATCACCTACCGCTCGCTGGAAGAGATGCGGGCGATTGAGCGCGAGGAGCTCGCGGCCCGCGCGACGTCTGCTGGCACCAGGGTCAACTACACCATCGCGCGTTTCTGCCGGTACTGATGTGAACCCACTAGACCGCGCCATCGGCTGGCTGGCTCCGCGCGCTGCGGTAAAGCGTGCGCAGGCGCGAGCGCTGCTTGAGGCTGAGGGCAAGCGCTTCGAGGCGGCCAAGGCTGCTCGTGACGGCGATTGGATGCCGCTCGGTGCTGGCCCTGATCCGACGAGCGATGTCATCGCCGCAGGCTACGAGTTGCGCGCCGCGGCCCGTGAGTTGGAGCAGAACGATCCGCTGGCCGTGAGCGGCTTGGCTCATTGGGCCTCGCACTCCGGCCCGATCTCGGCCCGTGCACAGGTTCCAGGCATCAGCGGCCCAGAGGCCAAGTCTATCCATGACCCCATCGACACGCTCTGGTGGGAGCAGTGTCAGCGGATGGGCGCGGACGGCGAGACCGTCGAGGAGATGCTGCAGACGCAGGTCGTGCGCGCCATGATCCGCGATGGCGAGGTGTTGGCCCGCCGCATCGACCGCGATTCCAGCTACGACCTCCCCCTCCCCTTCCAGGTGCAGCTTCTGGAAGCCGAGTTCCTGGACCAGAGCCGGGATCGCGCTCTGGACGATGGTGGCCTCATCCTGGGCGGCATCCGCTTTGACCGTCGCGGCAAGCGGATCAGCTACATCCTGCATCGCGAGCACCCCGGTCCCAACCGGGTTCTTACGCGCCGCAGTCTTGATCCTGTCGAGGTTCCGGCCGACCAGATCGCCCACATCTACGAGCCGATCACCTACGGCTTGCAGCGTGGCATCACGTGGTTCGCTCCGGTCATCATGACGGCCCGCGACCTCGGCGACTACAACCGTGCCGAGCGCAAGCGGAAGATGATCCAGGCGTGCTACGCTGCCTTCGTCCACGGCTTCAACGAGACCGATGAGACGGTTGGCCCGACCGTAACCGACAGCCAGGGCCGTACCATCGAGACCGTCTATCCCGGCATGATCGCCTATGTGCGTGGCGCTGGTGGCCAGGTGCAGTTCGGCGATCCGAAGGGCACGGGCGGCTATGCGGAGTACATGCGCGACCAGCGGCATTCCTACGCTGCGGGTCTTCATCTCACGTATGAGCTCCTGACCGGCGATCTCAGTCAGGTCAGCTACATCAGTGGTCGGCTTGGGTTGCAGGGCTTCAAGCGTCGCGTGTCCCAGGTGCAGCGTACGGTCATCATCCCCCGCTACTGCGAGCGTCTCTGGGGTTGGTTCATCGCCTACGGGCAGGCGCTCGGCAAGGTACGACCCGGCACCGTGTGGTCGCGCTGGACGCCGCCACGCTGGGAGACCATCCAGCCGCTTGAGGATGCGCAGGCCGACGAGCTGGAGATAAAGATGGGCACGCTCTCGCCGCAGGAGGCTCTGGCGAAGCGCGGCATCGACCCATTGGAGTATCTGGACGAAGTCGAACAGTGGGTTGCAGAACTCAAGCGTCGCAAACTTGAGTTCATGCTGCCGGCTCTATTTGAATCGATGCTCTCCTCTGCTCCAGCGCCAGCACCTACTGCTCCGCCACAGCCCGGCGCTCGTGCCGGCCTCCCCGTCATCAAGCGCGCCAACGGTCACGCCCCTAAAGGGATAATCCAATGATCATCGACCAGAACAAC